ATGCAGGAGGCCGGATACTATGCCTGGCCGAACGCACAGGATATGGTCAGAAGCGCATGGCAGACCGAAGGGCTGCTCAGAACTGTTCAGCTCTACGATTCCACCGCCATGACCGCCGCCTACAAGATGACTTCGGGTATCTTCTCCTATCTCATGCCGGTCGGTGTCAAGTGGTTCGGGTTCTTCGCCCAGCCGGTGGAGCTGAACAACGACCCTAACGTCAAAGACTGGATTTCCAGGGCCACCGCCGTCGAGCATCAGGAGATATGGCGTTCCAATTTCCAGCGTGAGATGTTTATTACCATCCGTTCGATGGCAGTCTTCGGCACCGGCGTGATTTCCGTCGAGATGGTCGATCGTGAACTGGTCTTCAAGTCTCATCATATAGGCTTTATGTTCTTCGAGCAGAACAACCGGCAGGAAATAGACACCGTCTATCGCCAGATATTCTACGACGCCCGTCAGGCCATACAGGAGTTTGGCCGCGACAGGGTCGGCGAGAAGATACTCAAGGCCGCCGAGAAGGGCAAAAAGGAGAAATTTGAGTTCGTCCATGTAGTAGGCCCTAATTCCGACTTTGACGAGAACAAGATAGGCTCAAAATCGAAACGGTTCCGTTCGATTTACATCAATATCAAGGACAAGATAATTGTCAAAGAGGGCGGATTCGACGATATGCCCTATCTTGTCGCCAGATTCTCACTTGCCCCTCAGGAGATAATGGGCAGAAGCCCGGCCATGGACCTGCTGCCGGAGATAAAAATGCTCAATCGAATGCGAAAGACATTCATTGAGTCGTCCGAAAAGAGCGTCAATCCGCCTCTTATAGTAGAGGACGACAGCGTTATCGGCCAGCCGGTGACCAGTCCGAACGGGCTGATTTACATTCGGTCCGGCGCCCCGTTCCCCCAGATATTGAATACGGGCGCCAATGTCGCCCTGAACGCCGAGCTGATCGCCCAGCAGCAGCAGGTGGTAAGGGACGGGTTCTTCAACGACCTGTTCCAGGCCCTTGCCCAGCATCGCAATATGACCGCCACCGAAGTGGTTGAACGTGTCGAAGAGAAGATAGTCCATCTGGCTCCTGCGATAACGTCGCTTCAGAAGGAGATATTTTCGCCTTTGATAATAAGAACACTGAAGCTGTTAAGCGATTCCAGACATATACCGCCCAAGCCGTTGGATTTTGACTTTGACATCGTCTATCACGGTCGACTGGCCCTTGCGATGAGTAATATGCAGACCAACGCGATGGAGGCTACGCTTGCCAAGTGGGCGCCTTACGCTCAGGTCTCTCCGGTATTTGAGAATGTCGACTGGGATACTTCCTTTAGAACTTCATGGCTCAATTCCGGCGCTCCCGCCGACGGTCTCAGGGATTTCGATGAGATGGTGGACGAAAGGCAGAGGATTAAAGAGATTCAGGAGGCCGCCGCCCAGGCCCAGATAGCCGACGACGCCAGCAAGGCCTATAAGAATGTAACAAAGGCGCCGGAGCAGAACAGTCCGGTGGAGGCGCTCTTATGAAACCATTGTTCTTTGCAATGCCGAGAACCGCGAGCACTTATATAGCGAGTATATTGAACGCTGTAAATGTTCAATATATAGGCCATGCGTCGCGTATTGACGCAGTCAGGGATATCAAGCGTTACACGAAAAAAGGGTATCAAATATTTACTTTTGTCAGGAACCCGTTCACCAGACTGGCCAGTGCATATCTATATATATCCGAAGGCGGAAGGGGTAACGCTCTTGATATGGGTATGCAGGCTATTGTCGAAGATTACGGCTCTTTTGAGGCGTTTTGTTCGAATATTGAAGAGGCGACGGCCAATAAACACGCGATACATTTTTATCCGCAGCATTCATGGCTGACCGAGGATGTAAAGGTCGGCGGATATGAAACTCTGCATGAAGATTACGACAGGTTCGCCGAAGAGCTGGGCTTTAATCCGTTCTGGCCGCAGCGAAAGGATACCAAGCCGAAGGATTACAAAGAGTTTTATGAAAATGTTTATGACAGGGTGGCTGAGAAGATTGTAAATTACTACAAGAAGGATTTTGAATTGTTTGGATACGAGGAGAATTATGATTGAAGCTGAAGAAATGAAACTTGCCAACGAGAAGAAGAGGCATGAGCTTGCCTCGGCCTATCGAAGATTGTTTGCCACCGGTGACGGCAAGGTTGTATTGAAGGACCTTGAAAGATTTTGTGGTTTTCTCAACAGCAGTGTTTGTGAGGCGTCTCCCGATTCGCTTCAGACGATGTACTGTGAAGGAAAAAGAAGAGTATTTTTGAGAATAAGATATATGTTAAGGAATCAAGAGAATGAGTGAAATACTTGAAAGCGCTGAAAGCGCCCAATCCGCCTCGGAAGGTTCTGCATCGGAAACTTCTTCGTCTGAGCAGTCGCAGGCCGGATGGCTTACTCCTGACGGCGGTATAACCGACGGCGCCCCTGAGATTGTAAGGAATCTGGTGGAGGCGAAGAAGTGGGATAACGTAGAGCAGCTGGCAAAAGGTTACAGTGAACTGGAAAAGCTTGTAGGCACGGGCGATTATGTCGTTCTGCCCAAAGACGACAATCCGGAGGCGTGGGACAAGGTTTACAACACTCTCGGTCGACCGGAAGAGCCGGACGCTTATGAGATAAAATATGAAGGCGACCTTGAGATTGACCCTGAGCTTTCCAGCCGGTTCAAGCAATATGCGCATAAGTTGGGCCTGACCCAGAAGCAGTTTAATGACATTGTTTCCTTTCAGCTTGATACCGTCAAGCTTCAGGCCGAAGCTGTGCAGCAGAGGAGGCAGGCTGAGATTGAAGAGAATATCAATGTACTCAAGCGTGAGTTTGGTCTGAATTACGAATCCAAGATAAGAGATGCACGTGCAATAGCCGACAAGCTCGGAATTTACAATGTAATCGAGCAAAAAGGGCTTGCCAGCGACCCTGACATAATCAAGATGCTGGACGTCATAGCAAGCAGGTCGGCGGAGGATTCGATTGCCCCGACCGGCGAAACCGCCGTCGGGAAGACCCCGGAGCAGGAGCTTGAGGATATTAAGGCCGGCGATGCCTTCACAAAGAAGTTTCATCCCGACCACAAGAAAATAATGGAGCGATTCATGGAATTAAACCATATAATCGCCAATCGCAGATAAGCTGATGCCCTGCAGATAGCGGTATTCCGCTCGATGGCCGGACGTTATTCGGTAGTGAAGGTCTTTTGTGTAAAAAGGCAACCTGAGCGTTAAATGTTGTTTTTTTATTAGGAGGCCTATTATGGCTACAAGAGCAAGGAATACGAATAGTATTTCGGGGTATACGGAAGCGTTTTATAATTCCTATACCGCCGGGTACGAGCTTGTTCTGCAGCAGAACGCCCCGATATATCAAGGCCTTGTTCGCGAAGAACGTATAGAGGGCGAGAGCGAATCATATGATTTTCTAGGCCCTATCGATCTTCAAGAGAAGGTTACGAGATTCGAGGACATTCCTGTTCAGGACATGACGCACAACAGGCGATGGATTTCGCCGCGATGGTTCAGGGCGGCTGTCATGGTCGACAGGGAAGATGATATTGCTCTTCATACCGACCCGACAAGCTCCTACATCGAATCTCTGGCCGCCGGTGTAATCAGGACGGAAAACACTACTATTACCAACGCCTTCTTCGCCGACGTTCGCGGCGGCAAGACTCCGGGCGACGATACGTATACGTTCAACAATGCCGCATACAATACGTCGACCCGCCTGACGACAGCCGGTAGAACCATTGTCCACGACGCCCAGAGCGATTATACCGCCGGGGGCGTTTCCAGCGGTCTTACTATCGAAAAGCTGATACTTGCCAGACAGGCGCTGCAGGAGCTTGAGAACGACCCTGACGATATGTACTATATCGCCATCGCTCCCAAGCAGAGGTCCGATCTGCTGCGTGAGGCCGAGACCCAGAGCATTGACACCAATATCATCCGCTCTCTTGTGAATGGTGTTGTCAATGAATACGCCGGTTTCCGGTTTGTTATCACCAACAACATCACCAAAGGCAGCAGCAATGATGTCGACGGTGACACGGATGTTTATGAAGTTCCGGTCTGGTCGAAGAAGGGTATGTTGTTCGCCCGTCATGAGGCGCCGATCTTCAATGTGGACTGGCTGCCGGAAAAGCAGGTATGGCTGATTTCGGCGCGTGCCGGAATGAACGCCGTCCGAATGGACGAAGATAAAGTTTTGAAAATCGAGTGTATCTAAAGGAGATAAATCATGGCTACAACAGCAAGTTATTACGGTACTAATTATACCGTTGCGGATAACCAGCCTGGCGTTGCGTCTTTTTTAGATGCCAATGAATGGGGTGGTCACGTAAGAGTTCTCACCGACACCTTTACGGCAGGCGCCACCGATACCGGCACCGCCGGTTCGTTTATTTACATCGGCAAGCTGCCCAAGGGTTCCGTTCCGCTGATGACGGTAATGACGTCACCGGCCACCAGGACCTGGACCGCCACCGTTGGATGGTCGGGCGCCGCTTCGGCGCTCGGAACGTTCGCCGCCGGTGTTGCGGGCATCGGACAGGTGTCCAATACGCCGGTCAGTCAGGCCGGTACCCAGCTTACCGAGAACAAAGATGTTTATATTACTACTGCGACCGACGCGATAGTATCGGGAGATATTGTCACTACGTCCATTTTCTATGTAAACGGAGCTTAGAATGTTGAGTACGCTGCCGCCTGTGAATAACCCGGAGATATTTATTGCAGTTCCTGTGCCGACACGAGCGTTTATCAATGCGCAGACGGCGGCGTATTGCTCTGTGCTGAATCAACATCCGAGCGTCAAGTGGGGGTTCGTTAACGGAATGAGTCCTGAATTTTCCCGAAACTCACTGATCGAACATCATTTCCATAACGACCCCTGCTGGACGCATATATATTTTATTGACTCCGACATAGTTCCGCCGCCGGACGCCCTTGTAAAGCTGCTTGAAATGAGGGCCGACGTTGCCGTGGGTATATGTCCTATACTATCCAACGGAAAACCCGTCTGGAATGTAAGAGACCCTGACGAAGACAGATGGATCAGGATGAACGAGCAGCTTCCCGACGATGTATTTGAGACTAAAAGCTGCGGGGCCGGATGCCTGCTCGTTCGCAGAGAGGTTCTCGTTGATATCAAATGGCCGTGGTTCAAGACCGAATACCAGCAGATTTACGAGAACAAGGGCCAGGGTATCAAGACGGGAGAAGATGTTTATTTTGCCAGAAAAGTTCAGGAATGCGGATATAAACTTTACGCCAATCCAAATGTCAGGTGCAAACATTTTAATACCGTTGATTTGCTGGATTTTTACAATGCCTGCGTCTGATATTGTAGTTACAATACCGTCCGGCCGGAGATACGACAAATCCGTATCCACAGTTCGGGCATGGAAGGATGTCGGCTTTGACGTCTATCTCTATGCCTGGGACGAAGAGACCGCCGGTATACCGGCCGACAAGGTTTTTACGGGCCGGAGAATATCGTTCGCCAAGGCCCAGAATCTGCTTGCTTCCAGGGCCGACGGTTATATCGGGATAATATGCGGCGCAGATGATTTGTATCCTGATAATGTATCTCAGGTGACGGAGATGTGCCGGCTTTACGACGGTAAACTGCTGTGGGCCGATGACGGGTATCGAAGGGCGTCAATGACGCATCCTGTAGTGACAAGAGGCTGGTATGACAGGTACGGCGGTATTTTTGACGAGCAGTTTGAGCATAATTTCTGTGATACGGATTTGTTCCATTCGGCCAGCAGAAAGGGTGAAGTTATAAAATGTTTTAATATAAGCTTTGACCATCGGCATTATATGAGGGACGGTGCGGAAAGAGACGAGATTTACGCGCTCGGTGAATCGACTTTCGACAGTGACAGAGACAAGTTTTATGAAAAACATAAAGGTTCTTTTTTAGGTTTCGTGAAAACTCATGGCGCTTAGTCAAAAAGAAATGTTGTTTAATCAGGCGCTCGGTTATATCGGAGAATACAGAGTAGAAGAAGGCGCCACGTCCACCAAGCAGTATATTATCTGTGAGAGGTACTTTGAAGATGCCGTCAAGGAAGTGCTGGTGTCTCATTTGTGGAACGAGGCTATGGCCCGTGTCATACTGATACAGCAGTCTTCCGGGCCTGTCTTCGGATATGACAACAAGTATTCCAAACCGAGCGATGCACTGAGAATAGTATCGGTGGATAATGATTTGGGTTCGGACCAGCGTAACAAGGCGAGAGGCGTCGACGCATGGGAGGTCGAGGGCGAGTATATCCTCTCAAACGCCGGTGCAAACCCTCCTTCCTGGTCGACCGGTACAGAGTATTTTGAAGGTCAGTACGTAAGCGTCACGCCCGATACATGGGCTGCGGGTACTTCATATATTGACGGTCAGTATCTAAAGAGCGACGGCAATGTATATGAAGTTCTCAGCGACCATACATCCGATACCATCGCAAACGACCTGGCGTCTGCAAATATAGCAAATCACGGCACAGGTTCCAAGGTCAGTTATGAAGTCCTTGCAGACCATACATCGACTACCGTTACCGACGATATTACATCAGGGTACATATCCGCCTCCGGCGATGTGGTCGACGCGAATATCGTTTATGTCACTTATATAAAGACTCTCAGTGATATTACCAGGTTCAGCCCAAAGTTGAAGTGGGCCATAGCGGTGAAGCTGGCGATAAAGATAATTACATCGCTTACCAATGACACCAGGGGCAAGGAGGCGTTGATTAACGAGTATTACAGGATAATTCTTCCTGATGCAAGGTCGGTCGACGCGATGCAGCAGACGCCTACCCCGATATTCAATTCCGAATGGATAAGGTCAAGATATTCAGGAACACAATGATAAACACCAATGTCGAACATACCGCTATTGACAGTTACAACCTTGTCTTCGAGGCCGACGGCCTTTCCTCCGCTCCGACTTCGTTTCCGCTCGGCGTCAGCGGCGGCGATATGGATTTACTCTCTTCTCTTTACGGCGGCACAGGCCATGAGACCAGCGCGTACAGACTGGAGATTTTAATTACCGGAAAACCGTCCGGCAGCGGCACTGTTGTTATTACCGGAGCCTGTGAAGGAGGGCCTGAGGAGTTCATAGCTTCACTTGATATTACTATCGGCTCTACAACTGAATCCGGCGATTGGAAGTGGGCCGATACTATAGCGCTTACTTCGTATCATTTGTCGGGATGCAGTATCGCCGTTGCCGACAGCGGCAACAGCCGACCCTGCAAGTTCGGCTTTGACGCTGTTGGTTACAGGTATATAAACTTCTATGTCCCTTCGTTGACTACTGTTACCGATTTAAGGATTTATGCAAGGTTTTTTTGAGGATTTGAATTATGTCTAATGCTGCGGGAACATACACAGTTACCGAGACGCCTGAAGTCCTTACCAGGCTTAACAGGTATACGGCCTGGGAGCGTGTGGTAACGTTCAGTATAGTGGACAATGACACTACCGGAACAGCAACCATACCGATTAACGGTATACTGCAAAAGATTATTGTCAAGGTCAGCAACTTTCCGGACGCTGTTGTTACTCCGAATGTTGTTCTGACCGACAACGGCGACAATACGATATTTTCAGTGACCGGATTATCAGAGAGTACCACTTATAATTACAGCGTGCATGAGCCACTGGTTAACGAGGTCAATATAAATCTGGCCTTTGAGGACCCAGGCGCTTCCGGTGGTACTATAACTATAACTTTGCGAGGTATCTGATGAGAAAGCTTGCAGAGCCGCAGTCGGCCCTCGGTGATGGTATTGTTCTGCACTATAAGTTCTGGTCGGGAATAACTTCAATCAGACCGCCGTACTCTCTTGCTGTTATCGGTTATGCCGACCATAGTTCTACGGTAACCGGGGCGGTAAGGGTTCTTGCTGGAAATCACGGCTTTAATACCGGCCAGTGGGTGGAGATAGCCAATACCACTAATTACGACGGAGTTTACCAGATAACAAAAATTGACAGTAATAACTTTTATATTATTACTCCCTGGGTCGCTAATGACGGAGCCAGTATTGCAGGCCGGGCCGATACCATCGCCGATTACAGCACGAATGATTTCTATGGCGCCGTAAAGGGAGTGAACACTTTATCCGCCGAGTATCCGGGCTTTCGGTTTGACGGCTCCGGCGACTGGATACAGATAAGCGACGATATGCTTCCGTTGTTCAAGGACAGTTTTTCGGTGGCTATGTGGGTCAAGCCCGACGACGGGCATCCGACAACCAACGGCGATTATCTGTTCGGCGTCGATGACGGCATAGATTCGGCAAGCTCTGAAAATCAGGTTGGACTGCAACTGGAAGCCGATGGAACCTTGAGTTTCAGGTATAGAGCCAACGGGGTAGCAAACGAAGTATTCGCCCAGACCGCTTCCGCCCAGTTTATGAACGGACCCAAGCCGTTCTGGACGCATGTGGCTTTTATTGCCAACAATGAACCGGGGATAAAGCAGTTCTATATCGTCGTTGACGGCACGGCTGTAAATCTTGACGCCGGGGGCGACGGCTCGATAGGCTCTGTTGATATGTCGGCCTTTACATCCCAGAACGACCCGATTTTCTACGCTCCCAGAATAGGGGCGAAGAATAAATTGAACGGTACAGCCGTCAAGGTCTGGGACGGTCTTATCGACGATGTTATTATCTGGAACAGGGCCTTGTCGGCGGAGGAAGTGAAGTCGCTTTATCAGAGAACTCGCTGGAGGTATGGAAAGTAATGCCCTTCAAGCAGATAAAGAACAGCTACAACGCCGGTGAACTGAGTGAGTACATGGCCGGGCGCACCGATGTCGCCAAGTATTATAACGGCGCATCGAAGATGATAAACGCCACCGTTCTTCCGCACGGCGGAGCGGTAAGGAGGACGGGAACGGAATTTATCGGCAAGGCTCCGAACAAGTGCAAATTGTTTCCATTTGAGTTTTCCGTTGACGATACAATGATGCTGGAGTTCAGCAATCTGCTTATACGGTTCTACAAGGACGGCGACAGAGTTTATGAGGACGCCATAGATATTCTTTCCACTACCGAAGACGACCCTGTTGAGGTGACCACCGACGGCAGTCATGGCTTTTCGACCGGAGAATGGGTATTGATAGAAGACGTCGGCACGGCCACCTCGTTGAATGACAAGATATATCGGGTAACAGTAATAGACGCCGATGAGTTCAGCCTTCAGGATACCGAAGGCAATGACATAGACGGCACCGGTATAGGGGTCGGTTCCGGCGGTACCGTCAAGAGGGTTTATCAGATAGTTTCGCCTTATACTTCCGATGAAGCGTTTGAGATACACATAGTCCAGTCTGCCGACGTGATATACATTGCGCATGAAAATCATTATCCTCAGAAACTTACAAGATTGGGCGATACCAACTGGACTATCGAGGACGCTCCTTTAACCGGTGGGCCTTTTCTTGATGAGAACATCATTGATTCTTATACTCTCGGCTTTGCCCGCACAGGCGGAACGGCAAGGGACGGATATTACTTTCCCGCCGGTGCCACCGGAACGCTTACCGCTGCCGGACATACCCCGTTTTTGGGAACCAGCGACGATGTAGGAACTATATGGCTGCTCAAGCATACAAGGCCCGACAATATTCTCTCTACCGCCGACAATGACGACCACAATGAACCTACGGGGGACGGGATAAGGATTAAGGGCGATTTTGTCTTTGAATGTTCAACGTTCGCTTCCGGCGAAACCGTTAAGTTGTGGCGCAAGGCCGGAAACGGCCAGTGGCAGCAGTACAGGACATTTTCCGCCGCTACGGCTCTGTCGGCCACCGAGGATGACGACGATGTTTTTTACACGTTCACAAGAGACAAATCCGGCGGCGGTGAGACTACTGTAAGCACCCTTACCGCGAAATCACAGACCAACAGAGGAATAGTAAAGGTCACCTCGGCCTCGTCGACAACCGTTGCCAATGTCATTGTTATAGACCCTGTTTTAAGCGACAACGCCGGCGACACCGCCGTTACCACCTCGATGTGGGCCGAGGGTGCATGGTCGGAAAGGAGAGGCTATCCTAGAACGGTGGAATTCTACGAGGACAGGTTATGGTGGGCTTCGACTACCAACGACCCAAGCACTATGTGGAGCTCGAGGAGTTCTCAATACGAGGATATGTCCTTTACTGATTTAGGACTGGACGACGAGGCCGTCACGGCTCCTGTTCAGGGCGGCGATTTATCTCAGATACAATGGATGATGGCCCGTCGGGTGATGGCCGTTGCAACGGCCAATATGGAGTTTCGGTTCGGCGCTTCCGATATAGACAAGCCGACAACGCCGTCCGACAGAAAGCAGACGCCGCAGACGTCCTTCGGCAGCGATTCTATTCAGCCGGTAATATTGAACAACGCCATCTTCTTCTTTCAGCGGAACGGTCGAAAGTTAAGGGCTATGAAGTTCGACTCAATAGCTGAAAACTTTCAGGCCGACGACGCCACCCTTCTGGCCAATACGATGTTTGAATCGGCTCCTGCGACTATGGCTTCCCAGAGAGTGCCGGATTCCGTTATATGGATAACCAGAGAGGACGGTACGCTGGTGTCGTTTACCTACGAGCCGGACGAAGAGGTTGCCGGATGGGCGAGGCATTTCACGCAGAACAGCGCAAGCGTCGAAAATCCAACGGGATATTTTGAGTGTGTCGCCGTCAAGCATGGAGATATTGAGGACGAAGTCTGGGTTTCGGTGAGAAGGGTTATAGATTCGACTACTGTAAGATATGTAGAACGATTTTCGCCGAGACTCTTTGGAAATCTAAACGAGGCCCTTATGCTGGATTCGGCCAAAACGGTCGTTTCGGAATTTGCGGCACAGGATATTATTTTAGCGTCCGATACAGTTCGCTACGGTTCAGGTTCTTATGGTTCAGGATTATATGGCGGTGCAAGTGCATAGGAGATTATTATGGCGGATTTACCAAGCGTAGGCGATCCAAACTGGGGTTCTTCACTTAACGCGTTTCTTGGAGTTGAGCATAACAGTGATGGAACACATAATTTACCGGATAATACTTTTACTCATATTATTGCTGATGTAGACGGTGAAGAGACAAACGTATACATCAAGTATTTTACAGGAACACTTGACAATGATTCCACTACCGTATTTGCTCATGGTGTAGCGGATGGTCTTACCAAGATACTGTCTGCAACATTTGCATTAAAAGAAACTGCCGATATTTACAGAGCCGGTGAGATGTACAGGGGTACTTCTTCAACAGTGAGCGCCGAATTGAAGTTTGATAATACCAATATAAGCATTGCAAACGTAGGCACTGACTTTCAGGGCAACCCGTACAGGGTTCGCATTGATTATATTCTGTAGGTAAGCAATGGACTTAATTGTATATCTTCCACAGCATGGTTATTCCGACGATGACGAGATTTTCGTCTCATGGCTTGGAGGCAATTACTTTGTATCCGACTCGGATGCCGATACGTTCAAGCTGGCCACAGAATCCGGCGGTTCCAGTCTGGTTCAGTTCGGCGATATTATCACTGAAGGATATGTCCAGAAGGTCGATTCCGCCGGTACAACCACGATAGGCGGTCTTGACCATCTTGAAGGAGAGCTTGTCCAGGTTACCGCCGACGGCGACTTTGTCGGCTCCTTTGTTGTCTCATCCGGCGAAATAACCCTGCCGTCTACAGTTTATACTTATCAGGTGGGCCTGCCTTACGTCACGAAGATAAGGAGTATGAGGCTTGCGGTCCCGTCGCAGGAGACTACCGTCCAGAGCAGGATAAAGAGAATAAGCGAACTGGTGATAAGGCATGTCAGGTCAAAAGGCGGGCGGGCCGGGCAGGAATATAACGGTCGTGAATACCTTCAGAGGCTGGCCGTTGATTACTCCTCTGATTCGGGCGATACCACGATACTGCCCCAGGGCGGTTTCAATGAGGATGCCTATATAACCGTCAAAATTGAGACGCCTACGCCCTTTACATTATTGTCTACCATCGTCTCTGTTGAGGTGGAGGAGACAAGATGATAGTTCTCAAAAAGTACGAAGAGCCTGATTTGGACAAGATAAACGATGCTATAGAGCCGTTTTCCGTAAACAGGCTGTTTGAAGTTGACGATATCGGCGTCGCTGTTACCGGAGTT